AAAAGCACTACAATATGATGAGAGTATGGGAAGAACCTCAACCCTACCACACTTACTTGATAGCAGCGGACTCCTCATTTGGACGAGACCGCGATTACTCCGCCTTCCACGTAATCAACCTCTACAACGGTGTTCAGGTAGCCGAGTTTTACAGTAACCGTATAGGTCTGAACGACTTTGCTAAAGTTATTGCTGAAGAAGGGTTAAAGTATAATATGGCATATGTATGCCCTGAAAGGAATGGGTTGGGTCTTGCCCTTATCGAACAACTGTTTGAGTTTCACGAATACGAAAACATGTGGACAGACCACAAAGGAGAGATGGGATATCTTGTAAATAACAAGAATAGAGACCAAATTTTAAATAATTTACAAGAAAATTTGAAAACTTCCAAAATAAAAGTGAATTCAGAGAGAAGTTTTAAAGAGCTAACTACTTTTATAATAAGTAAGACTGGTAAAATCCAAGCAGAAGATGGATTTGCCGATGATTTGGTTATGAGTATGGCTATTGGGGCTACCGTAATGGGTGACATCGTCTCGAAAAGCCCCATCTCAATTACACAAGGAGAAATGATAGAAGCTGGAACAAAAGATTTAGGTTCTGCTGGGTTCTCAAGGGGTACATACAATAAGGACCAAGAAATAGAAGACTATAGAAAATGGATTTAAACGACAACAATAATGACGAGCATCTAGATGAGAATCTAGATGAGAACGCAGGGTTTACAGCATTCCCTGGCTCCAACACAATGGGTGCGGGTGCTCCCCTCTCCGGAAGATTCGCCGCATTTTTTAAATCTTTTTTTACTACAAAAAGAAAACCTGGTAGACCTCCTACCCAGGACCCATACCGAGGAGATGTAGTAAAGAATGCCGATGGCGAGCCAGACGGGGGGTCAATCCAAGGGTCCGTTAACGTAGTTAAAGGGGCAACATCCTTACCCCAGGTAGAATATGAACGTCGTCGCAGGTACGCAGATTACGAAAAGATGGATGAGTACCCTGAAATTGGCGCTGCGTTGGATATTTACGCGGATGACGCTACCCAAACTCACCTTGATGGTGAAATGCTTACCGTTGAAACAGAGGACGAGCATGTTAAAGAGGCTGTAGACCAATTTGTAGCGGAGACCAACTTGGATAAGTACCTATGGGACATTATTCGCAATATGTGTAAGTATGGAGACTGCTTCGTTGAAAACATTGTGGATATGAACAACCCAGATGCAGGTATTCAAAGATTGAAGGTTCTAAACCCAGTATTTATTTTCCGTCGTGAAGATAGGTTCGGTTATTTAAAAGGATTTATTCAAGAAGTACCTCAAAGTACAGCCGCAGCAGGTAACTACGGTCAAGGAGCCAAGTTAGATAAGAAAAATACTATTCAGCTTGATAGAAATCAGCTTATTCATTTTAGATTACATACTTCCGATTCCAATTACTACCCTTACGGTAAGTCCATTTGTGCGCCGGGCGTACGCGCGTGGAAATCTTTGAGAATGATGGAAGACGCGATGCTTATCTACCGCTTACACAGAGCACCGGAACGCCGTATTTTCTATATTGATACAGGTAACCTCCCTCAAACTAAGGTTGAGATGTTTATGGAACGTATTAAGGCTAAGTTTAAGAAGGAGAAATTCTTTAATAACGAAAGTGGGAATGCGGACGAAAGATATAACCCACTATCTGCTGAGGAGGACTTCTTCGTCCCTATGAAGAATGGTCAAGGTACAAAAATCGAAACTTTACCAGGCGCACAAAACCTGGGAGAGATTGACGATGTGCGTTACTTCCGCGATAAGGTTCTTGCCTCTATGAAGATTCCTAAGGACTTTATTGTCGAAAAGGACAAGTCTCCTGAACGGAAGGCTAACCTATCCCAGCTTGACGCTAAATTTGCTAAAGCCGTTATGCGGGTACAGCGCGATGCAGAGGTATGTTTAGAGACCTTAATCAAGCGTCACTTGGAGCTACGCAAGTTCCCTAAATCTTTAATTAACCCAATCAAAATTAAACTAGCCCCACCTTCCGACCTAAGTGAGAAGAGAAAGCTAGAGTTGGCAGAACAGAAGACCCGAGTCGTACAGGCTGTAAAGGGTTTGATGTTGTTCTCAGATGAGTATCTTTACAAAAACTTCTACAAAATGAATGACATGGAAATAGAAGAGATTAAAAACCAACTAGAAGCGCAACAAGCCGAACAAGCACCCCCTCCTGGACAGGAGACACCGGGCATGCCGCCAGAAGGAGGAGCCCCACAACCAGAACCTGGTGAATAAAACCTACAAGAGTAACTTTTACAACTCTATATAAAATAAGAACTATGAATTTAAAAAATCTATTTGTTTCCCGTGACAAGAATTATGCACGAATTACCGAGGCAGGTGACTATTTGGGTCGCCGCCTAAGAGAAAACCTGGTTATCTTCGATATCGACGATTCTAAAGGTAGCGTAACCTATGTAACTGAGAGTAGTCACTTGATTTCTTGTGATTACAAAGAGGTTAAAGGAAGATTGACTCTCCAAAACTTTATTGTTGAGGATTTAGAGACTATTACATCCGACCAGGCAATCGATAACCGTGTAGAGGAGGATGTTCATCAATTTATGGAGTCGCTCGTAGGTGACCGTTACGACATTGCTGAAGTTAACTTTGACAGTATCGTTGAATCTTTCTCTATGAGAGCGCAAATTGGCAATAGCCGTAAGAAGCTTTCCAAGAGACTTGAGAGATTTAATGAGTCCTACAATATCTTCGAAACTAAAGCTTATAAGAAATTTACTGAAGCGCTACCGCTTCTTAAAAAATTCTTAGAAGAGAATATGGATACTCTTTCCTCTAACGCTAAATTGGTCGAAGGTCTTCGTCTTTCTAAAGTAGTAGGTGATACTTATGACCTACCAAAACTCGACATCAAGAAGCTTCAGGAGGAGTTTGTTGTTGTCCCTACTAACTCTAAAAGAACCCTTTACGAAATGGTTTGCGATAAAGAGTTAGTCCGTAAGGAGTTACTTGAGGCTAGGGAATCTTTTTCTAAGATGTGGCACCAGAACGATTACGTTGCTTCATTAGCCTCTCAAATTTACGCTACGGACGCAGTAATCAATACTTCGTTAACGGAAGCTGTAAGGGCAGTACCTTATCTTGCGCTTTCAAACAAGGTAGACCTAACTAGCGTTATGGATGCTACTTTTCAGGTAAGCAATCCTGGTACCGTGCCCCAAAAGGATATTCGCGAGTTTGTTAACAAAATATACGAGTTTAAAAAGCCTTTGAAAACCATGGTTCTTGAAGCCTTAAACTCTAAGTACGGAGTAAATGTTCAAAGCCTTCGCTTTATCCCTTCTTTTAAAGGTTTGGCTGAGGTTCAGTCCGAGGTTTTGAATATGATTGCAGAGTCTTGTGACGAAGGTATCCTTTCGGATGTTCTTAAGGAGTTCGCGTCTTGTATGTCTCGCAAAGGCGGTGTACAGGTCCTAGACATCGCTAACACTTTATCTGAAGTTATGACAGAATCTAATTTCCATATCGTTGATATCGACGAGGACTTCCATATGAAGAAGCTTTCTGATTACCTAACTCACAATCTAGGTGAGGCTCAATACTACGGAGATGATGACGCTATGTCTAACTCTGGTGGTAATGCCGGCGAAGGTGAGAAGGATGACAGTGAAGACGTCGCTAGTAAGAAGAAGAAGAAAGGTAAGAAAGATAAAGATTTTGGCGGCAACAAAGGCGATATCAAATCCAAGGACCGTAAGAAGGATGACGACAGCAAGATGAAGGCTGACGAAAAAGGTGAAGTTGACTACAACAAGAATGACCTTCCTGGAGACCAAGACAAATTGGACAAGGACAAAGATGGTGACGTCGATGCCAAAGACTTAAAGAAGCTTCGTAAAGAAGGTATGGAAGGGGAAACCGAAGAGGAAGCCCCGGCTGAACCTACTGAGGAAGAAACTGAAGCTGAAGCTGAAGAGACTGAGACCGGTCAAATCCAAGACAAAGCTAACAACAGTGAGTGGAGAGACTTAGTATCTTCTTTGGAAGATGTGACTAAGAAAATCGACTTAAACTTTGATGAAGCGAGTATTGAAGATGAAGAGGAAGATATCGACGGCGGAGAAGGTGAAGAACCTACTCCTCCACAAGATAGCCCTGCTTAGTCCAGTTAATAACGTTATCTACAAAGCTAGAACGAAGTACAAGGAGCTCGGATATTAAGTTATCCAGCTCCTTTATCGTTTGTTCGTTAATAGTTTTACCCGGCTGCTTCATTTGGGAAATGGTTTGTAGTATCATATTAATGCGTTCTACTGTTTGAGGTGTAAACTCATTCAACTTCTTTTTTTCTTCTGTTTTATTTTTCATTTTTTAATCTCCATTCCCAGGGATTCATAGGATTTAATCCGCTCTTTAGCGTGTTTTTCTAAATAAGGCGCTCTATCAAAGAAATCATAGATAAATACGCGAGTTTTAGATTTGTGAATACGTAAGGCTCGTCCAAGAGCTTGTAAAGTTGCAATCTCAGACTTTAAACCACGAGCATTAATGAGGTGGGTAATCTCCGGGATGTCAATTCCTGTTTGCATGATGGTTGTACCTATTAAAACTGAGATTTTATCGTCCTTGAACGCAGCGATAGTCTTTTTCCGAGCAGTTAGGTCATCTTTCCCTTCTAATTTAAAGGAGTTTGGGATACGCGAATGCAAAATCTCAGCATGCTTTAGGTCCTTAACTATTATAAGAGTTCTCGACCGGTTTTGTTGTATCTTTTCTACTAATTCTACAATAATATCATTCCGCATATCATTCTCTGTAACGAATTTTTCATACACTTCCCTGTAGGAGAGTTCCGTATCCTCTACCGTCCCTGTATCCTTTATAGGAATCATTTGAATCATCGGCTTAGTGAGGAACCCTGCGTCAATAAGACCTTTTGCGTCTACCTCCTCAATAACTTTCCCTAATCCAGAGATAAGATTTAGCCGGCTCATAGGGTCTCGCGGTACAGTAGCGGTCATCCCTATTCTGTAAGCTGCGTTGGGGAAAGACTTTATGACCTTAGTGGCAACTTTTCCTTTAGCAAACTCATGTACCTCATCAAAGATAATAAAATCGGACTGGTTAAGATGGCTATCAATAACCTTATCAATGGATTGGACGGTGCATAAGGTCATGGGCTTGAGAATTACTCCGTCCCCAAATGCAAGACCTACATCAATACCCCACTCTCTAAGCTCGTCGTAAGTCTGTTTAAGTAATTGCTTCTTTGTGAAGAAGATAAGACCCGTTTTCCCTTCTAAGGCTTTAAGTAACCCTCCAAGAATAAGGGTCTTTCCCGCGCCCGTGGGAGCCTTAACGATACACCCCTTAGCTTCCAGGGCTTTTCTAACCATGGATTCTTGGTAATCGCGTAAGGTTATTCCCGGTAAGGAGATATCATCAGAGTGGGTTGCTGTCCGCAAATCCTCTATTTCGTAGTCCATACCTAAATAAGTGAGGTCTTCCTCTATGTGGGACAAAAGACCGGACCCAAACTTCCCTGTTTTATCAGAGAAGAAATACTTCTCCCCGTTCCAGCCTCCCTTTTTATAGGCAGCGGAATAGTTGTAACCGGGTACCTTTGCGCTATACTTCTTTTTTAACGTAGTTAATAACTTTTCATTATCTGTTTTTAGAAAAGAAACATTATTTTTAACAATAATTTTTAGCATAATACTATAATAGTATAAAAGTTAATTAACTTTACATAATTATGACAAAACCAGAAAAAGAAAAAAGTCTTATAGAGCTCGCAAGAGAACATATGGAGACCGCAGGCGCAAAGCCTGAGGAAGGAGTGAGTGTTCCGGAAGCGCCTGTAGCCAATCGTGCACAAAATGATGCGGTAACTCCCATCCATAAGGAAGTACCTGAGGGTCAGGCTCCACGAGAGGTTAAAGAGCATTTCGACGGTAAGCTGACTGATGCAGTAGCGGACCTCCTCTCTAATGTAGAGGCTACTCAAGATTGGAGAGCGTTGAAACTTCCTTCCCGAGGGAAGGCTTACATAGATTGTGATGAAAGTATCATGATTAAACCTTTCACTTTTGCTCAAGAACGTAAACTGCGTGGCATCAAGAACAGTAATCACGGTACGAAGGTAATTAACTCACTTATTGATGAGTGCGTGGAAGGGTTAGAATATGACTCTATGACCTTAGAAGATAAAAATTATATTCTTTTTAAACTTCGAGAGATTTCTTATGGGGATGAGTATACCATCACGACAGAATGTGGGGGCTGTGGAGCGAATAACAAGCTAGTCGTTAATATCTCAGAAGTTCCTGTGAAGTACGCCGAAGATGAATACCAAGAACCATTTACTGTCACATTACCAGACACAAAACAGGAAGTTAGGTTCGTAACCCCACGTTGTAAGGACGAGGTCTACTTCGAAAGTGCGGAGAAACTCATCGATAATCTTTGGAGATTCGCTTTGTCCGTTGGTTCTTATAGCGAACAGAAGGTACTTAAAGCTTTCTTTGAAGCTACTACCGTAAAAGACTTGGCGTTTTTCCGCGAACAAATATCAAAAGACCGTTACGGAATGAATAAAGGTATGTCATACGAATGTGCCGACTGCGGAGAGGTCGCGGAAAGCTTGATTCCATTTACAGAATCTTTTTTCTCAGTGAGCTAGACGCTAGAATATCCGGTCTAGCTACGGAAGCTTATTATTTAGTAAAACACGCGGGGTTCAGTTACCGGGATATCATGTTTATGCCTGCTATGGAGAGGGATGAGTTCTTGGACTTATTAATTGAGGAGAATCAAAGAGAGAAAGCTCATCTTGACTCCCTAAATAAGTAAGACATGACTACATTCAACGGCGTTACTGTAATACAGAGGGGTAATAGACCTTCACCTATCATTCCAGCTAAACTGGACTTCTTTAATTATGTTGCGGGAGCGCTAACAGACCCCTTTCAGGTCTGCTCGGTACACGTTTTTCCTAATACTGCTTTTGGTACGGCGGACCCTTACGTAAATAGGACTGCCGGAGATGCTAATTTTGGGTTAGTGAGTTCTACAGCTAACAACATGCTGTTCCATAACTATAAAAGGGATGAGAATGGCGATAGGACTGGATTCGACGCTAACGTAAGTGCTCTCGCTAAGGAAACTACGTACGCAGGAGACTTAAGGTACTCTGCCAGCTCTATTTTCGGTGGCGGACAGGATAATAAACCAGGTCATTTTAGCGTTATTCTTCAGCCAAGCGGAGTTTACTTTCCCCTGGCTGCACCCCCTTCCTGGACAGACCGAGCTAACAACACTGCGTCTTCGACAGGTGGATATATAGATATTTGGTCCATTGTACAAACTGAAGGTTCACGAGCACAAATTTACGTAAACACTTTTAATATGGATACCGCGAATACTTTCGCGACAACGGAACCTCTAGAGCTTACTACTACAAATAAACTAATACAGCGGTACGTACAACTTGGAAGTAAAAAAAGACTCCAGATTCAAACTCAAATAGTCGTGGACAATGAACCTCTTAAAGCCGACATACGTAATCTTATGGAGACTGGCTCATTACTTACTAACCCAGAAATAAGCATTACTAAACTAAACGAAAGTCCTATCTTTGATTCTCGGGTTCAGCTTACAGGAATGGGTACTGTGGGTGGGTTTACTTCAGAGGGAGTACAGATTGATAGCCAGGGAACTATAAGCTACGTATGGAACACCAACGCTATCGCACCTTTCTACACTGATGAGGAGCTTGGCGGACCTATGGGAGTTTATGAAGTGGCTGTAAGATATGACGTGGCTGGGGAAACCATAGTTAGCCCACGATTTAAGTTAATAGCGAGGTAGCATCTAGCTCCCAATCCGCTTTAAATATATTAGCGTATACATACGCCTCGAAACCCTTTCGGTCAGAGGCTACCCAAAAGTCGTTCCAGTCCTTATGCTCCTTAGGAGGCACCAGTGAGTAGATGTCCGTAGTCCTTTGCGCTAACATCCTCTTACGAGCCTCATGGAAGCCCTCTCTGCCGCTTTCGTCGTTATCATAGGCGAGGATTACCTTTTTACCCTTAAGCTCCTTAGCCTGCGTTGTAGACATCTTACAGCCTTGTGTACATGTAGCATTAAACCCAGCCGCACGTAAGCTCATCGCATCCAAGGGACCTTCAGTTACAATAACATATTCTTTGGTCTTATCGTAAGGGAACAGAATCTCTGAGGTCTTGATTCCATAAAGACTTTTACTTGGGTTCAAGTACTTAGGGTCCCTGTCAACTAGGGTTCTGGCTTGAAAGTAAAAAGGTTTACCTTCCTCCGTAAAGTACGGTATAATAATACGTTTAGCATAGCGACCGGTACTTCCCACAAAAAATTTAAAAGATAATAATTTACGTTCCTTAGCAAACTTAGAGGCAAGACGCTTGAGATTACTTGATGAATTGATATCGGATTTAGGATTTACCTCTAACCATTCCCTACTATCACCGTCAATTGTACGAGTAACCTCAATCGCTTTGTTCTCCACATTTAAAGTGGAGACGTTAAATAAATCGGCACCTGAGTTGAAAGCCTTTCTTTTCATGAAGTTCAGGGCGGAAGCGTAAGGGACATTCTCGATATGGGATACAAGGTGTATTAGATTGCCCTTCTCCCCAGACTTAAAACAAGTCCACAGACCAGTCTCCGTATTAACATAAAGCTTCTGTTTAGTGTCGTCCGTGAATATGGAGTTTACACGGAATTCCTGACCCGCCTCCTGAAACTCGGGGAAGTGTTCAGAAAGGTAAGTCTTGATTATGGAGGCTGGAACTAACATCAGCTACATAATAGCAGCTACAACTCCTAAAAAAACGCGCTATTACCGAGAAAAAATCGCTATAATAACTAATAAAGACTAAAATTATGTTTATAAATAAAGTATCCCCAAGTAAGATTAAAGTGTACGATGAATGTAAGCTTAAATACAAGTTTAAGTACATTGACTACCTCCCCGAGAAGTCTACCAATACAGATGCCTTGCAATTCGGCTCATATATCCACAAGATTTTTGAGGACGGGGTAGGCAGTACATCCACGGAGGAGCTAAACGAGATTGCAGAAGCCTTACGCTCTAACTACACTTTCGACAAAGAACGTGAGCTTAAAATTGAGAAGTGTATAAACAACTTCTTTGAGTTCAATAACTCTCTTTCTGGATGCGAACAAGTCTCAACGGAGCAGATGTTCTCGGTAGAGCTTAAACAAGGTTACGCCGTAAACGGCATTATTGACCGTGTAGTAAAGGGTACAGACGGAGGTTACCTTGTAATAGATTATAAAACAAGTAAAAGACCGTCTACAAAACGTGACCTGATAAAAGACCCACAAATGTTGTTGTACGCTTATGCAATTTCAGTCTTATACATGGTCCCTATTTCTTCAATTACGTTGGGTCATTATTACCCACACTTAAACAAGTTCGTACACCTTAAATTTACTGAGCCCCATGTATTAATGTACATGAAGAAGCTGACACAGCAAATTTGGGAGATTAGGAAGAAAAAAAAGAATGATTTCTTTCCGCAAGTAAACCAGTTCTGTGACTGGTGTGGATTCAAGGATATGTGCCCTAAACAAAACCCTACTACTCATTTAGCTGAGTATACTAAGGCACTTAAAAACAAGAAACCTAGACAAGCTAGAAAGTAGCTTCAGATTTCATTACGAAATACTTAGGGTCTTCATATATTAGAGGATAGTAATCCTCAATGCTGACCAGTTCAAAGAAGTTTCTTACTTCCCGTATACTATACTTGTGTTTTTTAGTATATGCTGATACAAGGGTAGATAACTTAAGAGGTCTTTGTGTTTGTAAAGACTTTAAGACTTTTTCTTGAAATATTTCAATGAAGTGTGTAGAAAACCTGTATCTCCATGTTTCTTTAAATTTTAAAGATAAACAGTAGTTTACTTGTTCCATGAACTCGCTAAGACGTATAGAATCATCCATAATTTATATTTTATATATAATATAGAGAAACCCTCACCAGTTCTGACACATAAAATGGGAAAAATTTTAAAAACCACATATTTGGGCACCACCAAGAAACTTCCTAAAAAGGAAGACATAGAAAAACAGGCGAAAATGGCACCTGATGGCTGTTTATTTACCTTCTACTATCGGTCTAAGACAGCTACGAATCTTAACCCTTTTATTATTATGATTTCTCCGAAATGGGTCGCTAAAAAAGGAGGCACTTATTTCACCGGTGTGAATTTGAACGACTTATCGTCAGAGACAGTGGAAGAAATTGTTCAGGAATTCGGAGGGTTACCAGTTGGTTCTGTATCTTATCAGGATATTTTGGCGGCTTCCTCAGATGACCCTAATTGCTGCGTCAGGACGTATAACGTAAATAAAGTACGAGCCCTACATAAAGTAGAGGCTTAAGACCATGGCTAAAAAGAAAGACTTTACCGATTTAGGAGACAAACTCGACAAACTTTTAGAGTTCATGGTGGCTGATGCTAATAAGACTACCAAAGCTAAGGGGGACGCAGAGAAAGCTGCGCAAGGTAGAAGGGATTCCCAGTCCCGAGAGAAGTTAGGCAAAGAGATAGAATCCAGTGAGAGAGCTGTAAAGGATAGCGTTATAGGGGTTGTAGAAAACACAGCTAGTTTAGTGGGTCTGACGGCTAGTATGGCAAGCCTGAAAGGAGTTTTGGGTGACCTTAAAGGTATGAACTCACGGGTCTCAAAATCTTTAGCTCAAGTACATTTATCCAACGAAGGAAGCTCCAAAACCCTGTCTAGATTTGATAACTCTAACACAGGGCTAAGTCAGCAAATAGAAATATTTGGTGACGCAGTTGACTTAGGTATGACTAGATTTTCAGACGATACCTTAAAATTTGCCACCCAACTAAAAGCTCAGGGGATAGGGCAGAAAGCTGTCTTAGCTGCCATGAGAAGCAATACCCAAGTGCTAGGTATGTCCGAAACCGCCTCTTTAGAGTTAGCGGATTCCTTAGTGTCTACAGCGGCTGAAAATGGCGATTCGATTGATGGATTAATCAGCGCCCTGGACAGTATGAAAGACGCGATGGTCAAAACTACAGTGGCTTTGGGTCCTGAAGCAGCTGCTAATATGCAACGTGTAGCCGCAATGATAGGGCAGCATAATAGTGGGCTTCAAGACGCAGCAGCCAACTTTGTAAGCTCTTTCCTAAATGGCACTGATGGCATGCTTAAAGCTGCTCAATTAGGAGTCCAATTTACTGGACAGGAAAGCACTGAAGATTTCGCCGCCAAGGTAGGGCAGTTAATGGATAAGGTTGCCGATATGACGGCGGGAATGAAGGGTGCAGGGTCTCAACCAGCCCTTGAGGGTCTTATGGCTGGATTTAAGCTGTCTTACGAAGATTTAAACCTAGTACAACAGATGGAAGGTGTTAGTTGGGCAACCGGTATTGTCAATGGTATGACCGCCCAAACTCAAGCAGATTTATCTAAGAATAGTTCGGACCAATCATATCAGAATGCTGCTCGCAACTCACAGAAGAAGGGTTTAACTGTTATGGAGGGCATCGCAAGTCAGATACAAAAGATTGGTTCGTGGGGAGGAGGTTACTTTGTAGGTATATTGGCTAGTTTAGGTTTTGTTGTTGGAAATTTAATTGCTATAAAAACATCGATTAGAGCTTTGGCTGCTGCTGGGGAGGATAGTCCACTGGACATGTTGCCTAAAAAAGGTAAGATGGGAAAAATGTTTAGCGGTCTTACAAGTAAGATGGGTAAGTTTGGGAACAAGATGAAGTACGCTAGTAACGTCTTCGGCAAAAACTTCCTAAGCATGTTTGGTGGTAAAGGGTCCACAACATTATTAAAGAAAGCTGGGGGAATCATCGCGAAAGGTGCTGGTAAAGTTCTGGGTCCAATCGCCGCTATCGCCACTGGTGTTATGAAAGCTAACGAGGAAGGTAAGACCTGGGTAGACGGTCTGAAAAGAGGAGCGACATCTATGGCTATCTGGGGAGCAGGTATTGCGCTGGCTCCCGTAACAGGAGGTGCGTCCTTAGTAGGTGCAGCGGCTCTAGATGCCCTAGCAGGTGATAGGATATCCGAAGCGCTCCCGGGAGGTGGGGAAAGCGTGAAATCCAAGCCGGAAAAACTTACTACTGCCCAACTAGCTAAAAAGACAACTGGCGTTATGACTTCGATGGGAGTTACTCAAGCCGCAGGATTCTCTCAAGATGAATTGGAAAGAATTGCTGCTTTAACCCAAGAGAACCTTAGGTTCAACGAGGAAGTAAAAGATATGACGAGGGAACAGTTGATTATGAAGAAGTCGGAGTTAGAAGCGAAGCAAGCTTCCCCTATAACCCTCTTCAGTAACTTCCTCGCACAAAACATGATAGGAATGAATACATTGATAACACAAAATGAAATAGCGAACGAACAACGCGCGGACCAAACAGGGGTTATCGCTAATGGTAATCAACCTGGTTACGAACCTATTGCAGCGGGAGGTATGTTGTAATGGCACCTGTCCCACCGCCTGCATCCCCCACAGACATCAACACCGCAGCACTTAATGCTAACTTAGGTGACGTTGAGAGATTTCAACTCAACCAAGCTATTGAGAGGCGAGGGGGTATACGTTTTAATTATGCCCCTACAAAAGAATTGGCAGCAA